GAAAAACCTTAGATAAATTAAACAATATTTTTTATTAATAGGAGAAATTAAAAATGGCAAAACTTACTGAGAAGACTTTTGAAGCACTTGATTACCTGCAGAACCACGGCGGTCGCGCCACCACGGAAGAGATGCGTGTTGCTCTCGGTTGCGAGAAGATCGCTTCCATTACTGGTCGTGTGAACTCCCTCGTGAAGAACGAGCTGGCTTATCGTGAGAAGGTCGCTGTTGAAGGCGAAGATAAGCCCCTGACCTATGTTCAGCTGACTGACGCCGGCATGAACTTTGTTCAGTCCGAAGACGAAGAGTAAGAATTAATGGGAGCAATTTTGCTCCCACTTTTTCCGAAAGAAACTTATTAAAAAACTATTAAAAGAAACTGGAGAAAAAGAAATGTTGAGACAAGCAGAAAATCGTGTTCGTATCGAAGGAATCCTTTCCGAGATTAATCTCGCGTACAAGTCCTATATGAAGAATGGCGCAACCGTTGAAGCAATCGGCGGCGATATTAAGGTTCTGGTTCATCAGACCGTTAATGGAGAAGAGCAGACTCTGGAGATCCCCGTTTATATGTTCTCTCCGAAGCTTACCAATGCTGGTAAACTGAATCCCGCATTTGAGTCGATCGAAAAGGTCATGACGGAGTATACGTCTATCGCGTCTGGTGCTGGTGAAGCTGGTGCAGATAAGGTGCGTATTACTGGTGCGACCATTCGTATGAATGAGTATTGGAATCAGCAGGGTCAGCTTGTATCGTTCCCGCGGGTTAATGCGTCGTTTGTCCAGAAGGCGACTGGTGAGTTCCGTCCCGAAGCTTCGTGGAGTCTGGAGTTTGCGGTGTCTTCGATGGACTTCGTGACTGATGCTGATGGTGTTGAAGTGGAACCGAAGAAGCTTCGTATTAAGGCGATCGTTCCGCAGTATGGCGGCAAGGTTGATACGATGGAGTTCTTCGCAACCAACCCGAAAGTTATTGATGCAATTACGTCTTATTGGGAGAACCAGAAGACTTATAGTGCAAAAGGTCGTCTGAACTTCACTAGTACGACTCGTGAAATTATTGAAGAGATGGACTTTGGTGAACCCGAAGTTCGTGTTCAGACCGTTAGTGTCAGTGAGCTGATTGTCACTAAGGGTACTCAGTCTCCGATGGAAGATGATATGGCTTTCGCGCCTGCGGATCTGGCGGAAGCTCTTAAGGAGCACAAGGCATATCTGGAGACTCTTAAAGATAAGACTAAGGAGAAGCCGCACGCCACTCCCGCGCCGACTAGTTCCAAGCAGGAATTTGATCTCGGCTTCTAAGGAGGTAGCGTATGCACCTTTGGGAAGTAGAAAAGAATGTGATTTCCAGAGATCTGAAGGGCAAGTACGTACTTCTGTACGGAAAGCCCAAGTCTGGAAAGACAACTGCGGCTTGTAGTTTCCCAGATGCGGTTCTTCTCGCATTTGAGAAAGGTTACAATGCAATTGGTAATGCATATCCATTCGATATTAATAAATGGAGTGACTTTAAAATGGCACTCCGTGATCTCGAAGACCAGCGTTCTAAAGAGCGTTTCAAGACAGTAATAATTGATACTGTATCTATCTGTTGGGAAATGTGCGAAAAGTTTATTTGCCAACAGAATGGTGTTCAGAAGATCTCTGATATTCCTTGGGGCGCTGGATATACAGCGTGTAAAAAGGAGTTCGAGACTTCTATCCGCAAAATCACCCAGCTTGGATATGGTGTCGTATTAATCGCTCATAGCGCGTCTCGTGTAGAGAAAACCGCGGAAGGTAGTGACATCGAAATTATCTCACCTGATCTGCCGAAGCGGGCTAGCGAAGTGTGTAATGGGATCGTTGATATTATCGGCTATATTGGAAATGAATGGGTTAATGGAGAGAGAAAGCGTTGGCTTTATACACGTGAAACTCCGACTTTGTTTGCGGGAAGTCGATTCAAATATATGCCAGACCGTATCCCTTTCGGATACGAAGAACTGGTAAATGCAATTGCCGATGCTATTGATATGGAAGAAAAGAAGGATGGCGCTACTGTTGTAGACACCATGAAGGCTGAGCACCAGACTGAAAAGACTTTTGCTGAAATTCGCGCTGAAGCACAAGAACTTTGGACAAAGCTGGTGGGAAGCGGAGAGAATGCGAATCCCGATGTAGCAAGTGAGATTTAGAAGAAGATTGAGATGACAATGGGACATCGCATGAAACTCAGTGAGT